CGCCAACCGGCGCAGCGCCCGTGCTGAACACAGAGCCAACGCCCACGCGCGGTGCCGGTGCAGCCGCGGCGGCGAAGGCCGCGCGCTCAGCCGCTGTCTCGGGCACGTAGTTGAAGAACGAGCGCGCCGGGCCGTAGCCGTAGCGCGCATAGTCGATGTCGCTGCGGTCGCGCTGGGTGAGGGCTGACGGCGCGAACTGGCCGCGCGGCGCCGGCAGTTGGGCGCGGAATACCGGCGCGAGCGCGTCGAGGCCGGTGCCAGTGCCGCCAGTGCCGCCGCGCTTGCCGCCGAGCAGTTTGCTGAGCGCGTCAAGGATGGTGAGGCCGCCGGTGACCTTGGCGATGGTGCCGTCAGGCTTTTTGACCGTAGGCGGCGCCTCAAACGGCGGAATCGTAGTCGGCGGAACGTAAAACGGTGCGTTAGGGAACGTGATCGTAGTTGGAGGATTTGGCGGTATTTTTTTACCAGTAACGACCTGTTCAGCATCGTCGCTTTCGGTGTCAGCCGCAGGAGGCTCAACCCGTGGGACATTAACCTGCGGAATTGAAGACGGATTAAACAGGTTAATAGGCAGCGTTACGCCGGGAGGCGTAATGCGAATACGGTTGCCAGTGACGACTGACTCCGGCTCGTCGCTTTCGGTGTCAGCCGCAGGAGGCTCAACCCGTGGGACATTAACCTGCGGAATTGAAGACGGATTAAACAGGTTAATAGGCAGCGTTGCGCCGGGAGGCGTAATGCGAATACGGTTGCCAGTGACGACTGACTCCGGCTCGTCGCCCGGCTGATAATCGTTTTGCTGCGAGGTTTCCGCGTTTCTCACGTCGGGAGATTGAAACTGCGGGATGCTGCCGGGGTCGAATACAGCAGGTACGAGGGTGCTCAAACCGCCGCTGATTGCGGAAGTCAGCGCGGGGCTGGCGGCATTGCGCGCGCCTTGGACAAGAATTTCGCCCGCCACAGGTGCGGCCGCAAGACTGCTAACCGTGCTGCTTAGACCAGAAAGCGTGGGGGCCACAAACTTTGGAATAACGGTTCCGGGAACGTAGAAACCGGGGTTTACGGCGTTACCCACTACGTTTCCTGCAGCAGAGCCTTTTGCTGATAAGACCTGACCAAGGGTGTCTTCAAGGCCAGTGCCTTTCATCACGCCTCTTGTAGCAGCTGCAATCGCTGCGGCTTTTGCTGCGTCTTCCGGTGTATATCCGGTCATCAGTCTAGCGGCACCTGACGCAGCGGCAGAGGCCGCCATTGCAGGTATCAAACTGGCTCCTCCAGTAATAGCACCTACTGCAATTGGTAATCCGTAATTTACAATAGCCCCCATAAATCCTTTAGTACGCGGATCTGTCTCGCCGAAAAGCTGCGTGCCGGGTTGATACTGGCCCTGCTCGTCCGCACGGTACAACTGAAAACCGTAGGGCATATTTTCTTTAGCGGCAGCGAGCTTCTGTAGCTCCTCCACCGAAGAGGCGCGACCCACGACATTCTCGCCGGAGGCGTCGGTCAGCACGTACTGCTGGCCGGGCTGAAAAACGACCGGCGCGTTCATTCGCTCCGGGTCAAAGCGAACTACCTGACCCGTAGTACCTGCCGGGTTTGTCGGATCAAAAGCTGGAGCAAAATCGGTTACACCGAATACGCCGCCACTGCCGAGTGGGCCGCCGCCACCAGTGTAGGTAGAGGCGACCTCAACACCCTTTGCGGCTTGATCAGCAACGTACTTATCGAAGGCGGCCGTGCGATTGGGGTCCATCGCCGCCTGCAAGCGCTGCTGCATTAAGGCGCCGCTTGCTTGCAATCCCGCAAGTTGTTCTGGCGTAAGCGCAGCATTCAAGCCACCCATCAGATTGTCTTCGCCGTTAGCCATCAGCCTTGTCCCTCGAGCAGCGGGTAGACCCGCATGGCCCACTCGCGCCAGTCATCAAATTGATATGGGTCTGGCACAGCGCGTGTTGAAAAGGGTGACGCCTTCAAAAAGCCTGTAGCCCAACCCTGCCAGTCGTTCTCGTCGTTTAGCCGACCAAACGCCCACGCATCGCCAACCGACAGTATAACGCTATCGGCCCAATCAATCAAACCCATGCCACGCGGGTCGATCATCCAATCACGGTTCCATCGCCGGGCTGTATGTGCGCCAGCACCAAGCCCATTTGGTAATCGCCCCCGAGCGTGTTGCTCTCGAAGCGGAAGCGCAACTCGCGGCGCTGTGTCTTAAAGTACACAACCTGATCCTGCGGCGTCGGCGGCGTCTCGTAGATGGTGTGCGGCTCCGTTGACACCTCGGGCGCCTTGGCGTTGGCGCGGCCCGTCACCTGCATCGTCATGTCGCCGCTCTGCACGAAGTCAGGCTCGATCATCAGCACCTGCAGCGCCTTGTTCTCTTGGCTTGAGACCGGCAGCGACAGGTCAGCCGTCTCGAAGTAGCTCAGCACAGGCTGCAGGTTGAGACCGTCGATGTCGTCAACGCCCACCTCGTGTACCCACAGGCGGTACTGATCGACGCCGCTGTCTTCCGTGACGCGCACGTCGCCACCTGTCTCCGTGATGCGCGTGTCGTCGGCCTCAGTGACGCGCACCTGATCTGGGGCGATGCTCGGCACGACGCCCGTCATGATCGGCTTGGGGAACACAGTCGGCGACACGGCCGCGCTGCGCCCGCCGTTGGGCAGTTCGCAATCGTACCACGTATTCTCGCGGATGTTGTAGATGACGGCGTGCGACGGCTCGATCGCCTCACCGCGCGGGTAGCACCACCAGATTTCGCCGTAGCGCGGCACCTTCATCGCGAACACCTTCTGGCGCTGCGACTGGTTGAGGCCGTCGAAAAAGTAGTTCAGGTTGAGGTTGTTCGGCACCTCGCGCACGACGCCGTTGAACATCAGGAAGCGATCGGTGCCCACCCAGTAGAAGATGCCGTCATACTCAATGACCGTGTTCGCGCCGAGGATCGAGCTTTGCGTGCTGATCGTGTCGAACTGGAACACGGGCGCGCCGCCGATGAAAGACGCGCGCACCAGCGAATCGGCCGACCAGAACAGGCCAGACGGTGAGTTGCCGGGACCACCGCGCAGGGCCACGCCGCGCACGATCTTCTGGGAGGCGATGTTCGCCGCGCCGGAGCCGAGGCTGGTGTAGTCCGTGGGGTCGCCCGCCACCGAGAACGCCACGTAGCCGTCGTTGCCGAAGATGAACGTGTACGGGTGCAAAACGGCGACGCCGCCGGTGGCGCTGTAGCCGGCCGGCAGGTTGGTGATCGGCTGCAGCGGCGCAGTGCCAAACAGATCGCCGAAGAAAAGCTGGCCGCCGAGGCTGTTGCAGATGCACTCGAGGTTCGGCGCGACCTGCGCCACGAGCTGCATGCCGCCAAGGCCCGGCGCGGCGATGGCGTCGAACTGCCACATGTTGTTCGGGTCAGTCGCCAGCGTTGACGGCGTGCGGTTGGTGATGACCGACGTGTTGAATCCGTTGTCGATGTAGAAGCGCTCGAGCAGGTTGGCCGAGCCGCTGTGCACGTAGGTCAGGCTGTTCTGCGTGAACTCGTGCATCGCGCGGCTGATCTCGCGCAGGTACTTGCTGATCGCGCGGTAGCCGCCGATCTTGCGCGGCAGGCCACGCTGGAAGCGCACCCACTGCCCGTCGACGTAGTTGTCGCCCTCGAACTTCGTGCCGTCGCGCTTGATGCCCGGCTGCGAGCGTATCTGGACGACGCGCGACGCCATTTAGAACGTGCCGCCGTTGACGGTGCCCGCCGGAGCGACGCCCAGCACCGTCCACGCGTCATTGGTCGTGGCGGCCGTGAACAAGCCCGTGCCAACGGCCGTGCCGCCGAGGTTGATCAGCGCCGCGCCGCCGGTCGTTGCGCCCGTGCCACCGTCGGCAACAGCGACCGGCGTGGCAATGCCGCCCGTCTCGGCGTCCACCACCTCATTGCCGTCGCAGTACAGGATGGCGCGGCTGCCGCGCGCGACCAGCACACCCGGCGACTGCGTGTTCGTCCTGACGCGCAGGGTGAACGAGCCGCCCGTCGTGTCGTTCGAGACCCAGTACTGTTGGGTCGTCTTCGGCACGACGATCTCGACGTTGCCCGTGATCGCGCCCGTGAACTCGTAGGCGATGCGGTTCAACTCGGCACCCGAGAGCGTGTAGTTGCCGCTCACGCCGCCGAGGTTGACCGACGTAAAGTCGAAGGCAAACACGGCGCTCTGGCCGAGGCCCAGCGTGTACCAACTCGTGCCGTCCGTCACCGCCGTGGCGCTGTCACCGGGCGTCAGTGTCAGGCTGGCTGCGCCGTTGATCGTGTCGAGGCCCTGCGGGGTGAGGACGAGGTTGCCGCTACCGCCGTTGCGGACGGCGACGAAATAGTCGGCGCCGACGCCCGACGCTGTCGGCAGCGTCAGCGTGCCGAGACCGCCCGTCCAGACAAACATCTTAGCGCGGTCGGAGCCGCCGGCCGTGTAGTTCGTGTTGAAGAGCGTGACGGGCGTGGACTGCGACAGCGTCGAGCCGGTCGCCGTCAGGCCGAAGCCGGCCAGCGCGGAGGCCTGCGCCTGCGCCGTGGCCGCGCCGTAGCGGAACACGCGCCACGTACCGGCGGCCGTGGTGTTGCTCGTCAGGTAGATTTGCCACTGCTCGCCCTGCGCGATGGACAGGAGCGTGCCGCCCGCGCTGTTCTTGACGGTGACGGTGGACGGCCCGAGGTTGTTGAACAGGATGGTCTGGCCGACGCCGGTCTCGTCGGCGGGCGGCAGGCTGATTGCGTATGCGCCAGTCGGCGTCACGTCGATGATGCGCGCCGCCGGCCGCAGGAGCGTGTTGCTCTCAAGCGGCCAGTCCAGCGCCGTGTCGGCCGTCAGCGAAAGCGCCAGATACGACACATCCGACGGGTAGATCGTCGTGCCACCAAATATTTGTGTATAGGTGTTGCTCATACCGCTTATGCCTCTTTCCGAACCGACGCACGGTCGAGGATCTTGGCGAGATCTTCGCCGTTCAGCATCGCGGCCGCACGATCATACATGTTCTGCCAGACGGGGATGCGCTCATCGTTCTTAAGGAAGGGCGTCGCCTCCAGCAGCGTGCCGTACAGCAAGAGCTGCGGCGCATATTCGGTCAGCCAGTTGGTCTGCACGGCGTCGTCCAGCAGCGGTGGCAGCTCGTAGTACAGCACCTCGAAGGGGT